CAGGGCCATTGCGGCTACATCCGCGCTTGCCAGCCACCGGCATCGTAGTCAGTGCAGCGGAAGCAGCCGGAATCCAAATTGAGCTTCATGCCGATCTCGCAGGGATAGCCAAGTTCTTCATAGCGGGATTTGTGAACGATCAACTGGGCCTCGGTGTTGCGGGAGCCGTCTTCGTCTTGAAATGTTTTGCGGTGGATCGACAAGATTTGGTCGCTCTTGTTGGCCCAGTGCTGCGAGCCAGCGATGCTGGAATAGGTGATGGGTTCTCTCACACCAGAGCCGATTGGCTTGGCCGGGTGGGCGATGATTTGAAAGTGCAACGTGCAGACTTTCGCTAGGTAAGTGGCATCATCAAGGCACCGACCGATCCATTCTGTTTCTGTCTGTTGGCGTTTGTCGAACGTAGGAATGACCATGTTGAACGGGTCGATGCTGACGGCGGAAATGCCATGCCGTGCGTGGCAATCATTAACAGCATCCGTAATCCACGGCCATGCGGGCGAATTTTTGGGATGGTGGATAAACAAGAAGTGATCTTCAATCCACTCGTCCGCTTCTGTTTTTTCTGCGTCCGACATCTCCATCTCCAGTTTCGACCAGTACGCACTGCGGAGATTGCGTCGAACAAACGGTTTTTCGCGGGTTTCCATCGACATTATAGCCACGCGGATATCGTACTGGCGGACGATCTGCGCCCACAGTTGCTGGGAGAGATGGGACTTGCCATGACCCGGCCAGCCCGACAAGACGCTCAGACAGGTTGGCGATAGATGGACGCGGCTTTCAAATTCCGACCACCCCGGACTCCAGAGAACCAAAGCGGGTGGCTCGGGGATTTGGGATAACCGAAAAACGCCATCAATCGGGAACTCTTTCACCGTGTCGCGCATGTATGCGTGGGTCTTTTCCGCACCCCACGCCACCAGTGCATCGTTGGCGTCCTTGATGCCCTCCGGCCAATCGATCCAGTGGCAGTTCACGGCACCGAGCAGTGCCGCAAGATCAGCGCGCAAGTGCCGGCCAGGGTTATCGCTATCGGTTACAAGGATAAACTTCTTGCAGCGGTCGAGACCGGAATCAAGCGCGTCACCGATGTAAGAATATCGCTGGGAGTCGCGGGCGTCTGTCGTCGCTTGGGCCGGAGCGCCACCGACTACGCTGAGAACTGAATGAACCGGGATGCCCGCTTCAACCAGAGCCAGGGCGTCCATCTCTCCCTCGGTTATGTAGACCTCGGCCAATGGGCCAGCGAGGACCGCCGCCTGATTATAGAAGCACTGCTCCCCACCCGGCTTCTGGCGGTAATCTTTCTCGTTGAGCGCCCGCGCTTTCCAGTTGACGGTGCGACCTGATGCGTCGAGATAATTGAAGATAACGGCTGGGAGTTTGCGATCACCAAACGGTATATGGTCTGCGCCAACGCTCATGGCGCGCAGTGTCCCGGCGCTGATCTTTCTCCGTGCCGCCCACCCTATCGTTTTGGTGTCGAGCCTCATCGTAGCCTCCCTTCCAGCCGCAGTGATGACAGTACCAAACCACTTCTGTTCCCCTGCGGGTTATGGATAGCGGTGTGTCGGTTTTTTTCTTTCGTTGGGCGCTGCACTCCGGGCAGCGTGTTTTTGTTGACCCATTGTGGCGGGGGGCCAACCGCTCAATCTGGCTATCTCTCATACCGGCCCCACCGCGACTTCTCCGCTTTCCCATGCGCGCCAGCGATTTGAGAAGCGGTCCACCACATTGTGAACCTCGAAAACGTCGATCATAAGGCGTTCCATGCCCCCGTAGGATTTGAACGCGCATAGCTCGACAATTTGCTTGTCGTCTAGGATCGCTCCGCGTTCACCACAAATCCCGTCGATGGCGGACTTCGCCACGTTATCGAGGTCAGGCTTAGAGGTGTGGAAACCGCCCTCCGCCAAGGTCTGCATTTTGCGTTTCACTGTCCAACTGTGTGGGATTTCAAACAGCGCGCAGACATGGACAATACAAGGGTTCTCCGTGGGCAGCCGCGCACCCATTCTGAGCCGGGTCAATTCCGCGATGAGACGCTCGTAGCGTCGAGTTTTCTCTGGCGTGTAAACGGTGCCTCTTTTGGTCATTCGAGGACGCCCCTTTGCGATGGGCGCTCCCTCGACGGTCAGATGGAAAAACGGCTCGGCTTGCATCCGCTCACTACTTCCCCAAGACGATGTGGTCGTGTTTTGCCAACCAGCGGTCAAAATCCGCCTCTGAGCCACCTGATTCGATCACCGATTTCATCACCGCCAGGACCGTAATCGAACGCTCCTTGGTGCCTTGGGAGCCTGTCATAACGGCCTGTGGCGTTGTTTTTGCAGGTGGTTGGGGTATGGGAGCCTTTTTCTCATGGAAAGCCGCTGGGAGGCCGTCTACGGGGCGCTGTGGGTCGGTTGCGTGTGGAATCTGGGTGATCTCACCATGTTTTGAAACAACCATGTCCTGAGTGCCTTGGTATTCCTTGCCCAAGTACCACCCAAATTTGTACGTTTGGTTCATTGAGAAGTGAGAAAGCCGGTCGGGCCAAGCCTTTAGTTGGACTTCCTGGCCGGAATCTACGTCGATCCCTACCAATGTGCCGGGGGCGCTCCCTTCGCCGGGGTCGATTCTCTGTACATCCATCGTAATTGTGTTGCCTGCCATGTGTCTTCTCCTGTTGTGGCCCAGAAAATGGACCGTGGCCCAGAAAATGGGTGGCACGGGGGCTGGCCGGTTCCCCCGCGCCAGCGCGACGGCTGGAGGCTAAAACAACCGCGCGCTATCTCTTGAATATTTCAATGTTCGATGTGCCTCGCATCGTTTCAATTTCCTCTCCCCACTCGTAATAGGTCTGCTCGTAGAGAATCTGCGCGTCAGCAATCACATCCCGCAGGACATCCAATTTCCACAATGGCGATTCTTCGACGAACAGATCGGTCGGCGCCAGCTCCGCTTCCGCACAGCTCACATCAATTCGCACGTTCAGATATTTCGACATCAGAAATTCTCGGTCTGAGGCTTGTACCTTGCCAAAATTAGCGCTGCCTCAAACGCGGCTAAGTCTTCTGCGTAATTGTTCGTGAAATTGATCGCGTCCACCTCGCCAGTTGCTCTGCTGAACCGCACCAAAGTGGTACCGTCAATATGCTCGCCCATGTCTTCCACCATTTTTCGGTAGGCCGCTAGCTGACCGACATGTGCAGCCTTCAGCGCTGCCTTCTTGAGATCAGTGCAGCCCTTCCAGTCCAGAATGTGGATTCTGCCGTCGTTCTTAAGACGGGCTACCATGTCGCACGTTCCGGCGATTTTCCATTTCAGGGAATAAAGGCGCCGCTCGCTCGACAGAACCTGATCGACGTTTTGGTCATACCAAGCCGCCACACCACGTTGGCAACGTGCAACCTCGTCGTCCTTTGAATATTCCGGCCTCAGATCGTTCGACTTGTCCTCGATGAATTGATGCACTTCGGTTCCGATCTCCGCAGCTCGTGTAGACGTCCGGCGAGGTGCGCTGCACAGGGTTTTAGCCCAATCTGAATACGCTTCTCGGTCCAATGGCTCGTCGTCGTAGCTGCGAAGCAACTCCTCTCGAATTACCTTCGCCGCCCACCCACTGGCTGCCCCGAAGGCCAGCGGGTAACAATTAGCGACCGCTGAGACAGACAGATCAACTTTCTCGTTGTTCCACATGTAGCGATGGTTGCCGGGGGTGTAGCTCAGTGTGCCGCCCAAAGTCGCAATGATTTCTACCGCCATTTTAGATTCCTCTCTCATTTGTGTGTTACCGGGTGTGAATGTCACACCACCAAAATCACGCCGGTAACGCTCCTCTAACTTTTTCACGCGGTTCTTCAGCGTCCGTATCACTGCAAAACTTCGCCCACGATGTTGCGGGCGGCTTCGGCTCCATCCCGGCGAACGACATGCGCGAGCAATTCGCCTAGCGCCGTGGCGCGACCAACCGCACCAAGTTCGCGTCGGTCAAGACTAGAAATCAGGTCCAAAGTCAGATCAAACGACGCCTGTTTGGAATCAAGCTCATGGAGATCACTGGTCATGGTCGCATCACCTCGTGACAACGAGTGCGTTTGCGCTTTCTCCGTACTTTTGAACGTCGGTGCTTCAGCGATCCACAGTTCTAAGTCCGACTGCCGGTAGTACACACGCCGCCCTACTTTGATAAAAGGAGGGCCGTCGGGATGTCCGGCCCACCGCCAATACTGAAGCGTCTTAAGAGGTACTCCGGTGTCAGAGGAAGTTTCACGCTCACTCAGCAACTGATTGTTCACCCTCATGGCGCTGCCACGTAAACGAGCAGAAACATAGTTGCTACCCCAAGCAAACAGACGACGGCCGTAACGGCCCCCCACGCGCCGACTTTGCCGGAGGGCGCTATGTCGCGCCCGCGCTCGCGCTGTAAGGTCGCAAAAACTAGCCGCTGCATTCGATTTCCGTCGCGTGCAATTGACTTCATGTCGCTCCTTCCCGCGCAATCTCCCAACCAGATGCGCTTTTTTTAATTTCCATTTCTTCCGCGCACCGGAGACAACGCATAACAAAAGATTTATCTCCGGTGGATTGCTTAAATTCCCACGTATGTTTGCATAGGGTGGTTTTGGTCATGCCGCCCTCAATTTCCGGGTGCGAAAATATCCATCGTACCGTGGGAAGGTGTCGTTAAATTTTCGCGCATAGTAAGCGCGGTAATGGTCGTTGATTTTGAGCGACCCGCCACTGTCAGGATTGGGTGGGTCGCCCGGCGCTGGCTTCGCCTCGACCGATGTGTGCCATCTGATTCGCTCAAAGATGCCGTTCACAGAATAGTGCTGGTATCCCCGTTCGATTGTTTCAAATGTGAACCGCACAAATAACGGCCAGATGTGCGGGTTCTCCGCATCGTAAACCTCAAACTTTCGCTCTAGATGGTTGCGCTGGTCAAAGAGGTCACCCAGGACCATCTCCTGGGTCATTGGCTTTCACCTGTCACGACTGCGGCGAGCGCCGACTCAAAATCACTGAGTGCGCTGTAGGCGTGGCCGTTCGCAATCCATCCGCCGTGGTTCCCGAAATCGTGAGCGAATGCCATATCCCACGTGGAATATTGGTTTGACACTTCGAGCCACGCCATCTTGCACGATTCGCTATAGGGGAACATGCGCGAGATATCGGTTATGGACATTTTTTTGAATTTGTCCAAAGTCAGGATCAAACCGGCGGTCGAGCCGTTTGTCTTGCTGGTAAAACGCACCTTAACAAAGGTCATTGGTCTAGCCTCTTTCGTTAGGTTGCGGTCATTGTGGTTTTATGAGCGGGACAGATTGGCGGCCCGACTTGGTCTAACCATTTCCGGGTTAGGCGCACTGTGTAGCCTTGGCCGTTTTCACTTTCTGCCGCGCACTCGTCGCACGATGCTTTGATCATGCGCGTGCCTTGCTTCCTCTTATTAGTGCCATCAAGGCGCGCATGGGGATATGGCCCAAGCTTGTCGATGACCGGCTGCGCGTACTGTTTAAACGCGTCCCCCGCCGTGGTATCGGTCATCTTGCCGACGAGGCCGATGGACAGGGCAAGGCGTTTAAACGGTGCCCGGTGGCCATGCTCGCAACCAACCGCCGCGTGAACCATCTCATGCGCCAGGACGCCCGCAACCTCGATAGGATCGTCGAGTCCCATGCTTATAATGATCTCATGCGTCTGGTCGGCGCTGGCACAATCAGGCCAGCATTCGCCAATGCGCCGCGTTTTTTCTGATAGCGCGCTGCGCGACGGCCAGCCACAAGTTACGCGATAGGCTGGTAGCGCTGCGCCGTGGGCCTGGAATAACGGTTCGAAACCCTCGGCCAGCGCCCGCAAATAGCTTTCTCGGTTCATGATCTAGCCTCTTTCTAATAACCTCAATTCTGAGATACTGCCCGATGCGGTTACCGGACGCAAGGGCTAATGTGGGCTTATTTGCGATTGTTTGGGGTTTATGCTATATGTGGTATTGGCCTACATGAGGGGTATTTTATGGATATCGACGCAGACCAGCGGCAGCTTTTGGAGGAGACTCTATCGTTTTGTCGCAAACGCGGTATCAGCGATACGACGTGGGGCAAGGCTTCGCCGGTGAATGATTCACATTTGATGGCGCGTTTGCGGAGGGGTGGGCTGCGACGGGATACGGTGAACCGCGTCCGCCGCTGGATGGCCTTGGAGGAATTAAGCGGGTGACGTGGCGTCAACTCCCGGCTATTTGGGCAACGCCATTAAGACCAACCGACAAGCTCGTCCTACTTTGCCTAGCCCAATTCGCGAATCAATCAGGTCACTCGGCCCGGCCTTCGCAAGCTACAGTTAGCCGCATGACAGGCGTCAGCCCGCGCAGTGTCAGATACGCTCTAACGCGCCTGAAGGATGCGGGATTGATAACGCCTACCGGAAAAGGAAAGCGCGGTACTATTCAATACCGAATCAACGTGTCACTGGCCACAAGCAGGGTGGCAAAGGGTGCCGCACACCATGGCAATGGGTTGCCTACAATCCAGTTAAATAATCCAATTAATAAGAGGGATTCTTATTTTAATTCCAGCTCGACAGGCGGTCAGCTTCCAGTAGATGATCTAAGCCGACTTGATAGTTATGGCGCGGTCAAACGGGTGGCAGCGAGACGCAAGAAAAACTACGGGCGGTGAAGCGGTAACGTGGCGCGGTGGCGTCAAGGTGCGGGACGCGGGAAGGGCAGGGAACGTATGGCGGAAGGGGTGAGGGTGAGTGGCGCGGTGTTACCCCCGCACGTCCATGGCGTGCCAAAAAGCCGAACCCGGTCCCGGTTCCGGTTCTAAACCCGAACCCGAACCCGTCCGGTTCGCGGGGGCATGGGGCGGACGCAGTCCTGGCCCCTGCGCGGCCCACCCTGGCGCGCCTTGGCCTGATCGGGCGGCGGAGCCACAACATCTAGTAGGAATATGCACCAGCGCACAACATAGTGGGTCCCTGGTCCGGTTTTGGATTCGGAAATCTGGCCCTGGATCGGCGGCCCCGGTCGTCGTTGTCGTCGTATACGGGACATATACCCCCATCCCCAACCCTCATCCTCTAGCCATTGCCCCTAGACAGCCTTGTGATGCCTGGGTTATTAAGATTTTGTTATGGATGAAGTGACGCCCATTGAAGTGCCCGATTTTTTTGGAAAACAAAAAAAGGGTAAGGGAAGCCGTCCGTATCACAAGCCGACTGAGGCCACGCGTAAGGTTGTGCTGGCGGCGGTGGGTATGGGGTTGGATCAGAAGTCGATCAGCGCGTTGCTGGATATTAATCCTAAGACGATGCGGAAGTTCTACCGTGCCGAGTTGGACACGGGTGTTGCGCGGGCGAATTTCAATGTGGCGAAGAGCCTTTATGGCCGGGCCAGCGGCGGCAAGGACACCATTGCCAGCATATTCTGGCTGAAGGCGCGGGCTGGCTGGGTTGATACCGTCAAGCATTCCCATGAGGGATTGCCGGAGAATATCACGGTGACGTTTGCGCTGGACGCTCCCAAGGTAGAGCATGAGGTAATTGATGTAACGCCTGCGAAGGGGCCGTTAATTGAGGGCTAGCGCCCTGGT